CAGAGCCTTCATATTCGTCCGCGTCCTCTGGTATCGAATCAAAAGGCCCGAATGTTATGTATGGCAGTTGCGCGTCCGGAGTAACATTATCATAGATGCGAGTTCCTACCAACCCCTGTAGCGCTGTGTTTGCTTTCAGCGCCACAATGATCGCTTTCTGAAGCGCAAGGGAGGCATCAACAAATGTCATGACAGAGTCACCACCTTGCTAATTCCCTTCTTCATTCCACGCTGTACCTGTGCACGTATTCGCCTCTTGAGCAGTCGATACGTTGGCCAGAAGAAAGGTTGTGCGGTCATCTTCCTTGTGCCGTATTCGTTTGCGAGCGCATAATCATAAGTAACACTAGCTCCTCTGCGAACTGATCGTGTAGTCAATTCGCCGCCAGCAGTAACCTTGACTTGAAGCGGATGGCTACCCGGACGCTGCTGGATTGATTCTGTTAGTTCATTCCTTCCGTCAACTCCGTGAGGAACTGCTGACTTCATCGCACCAGCCAATTGTGTTGCGGCCGCAGTCATAGTCCCCACAAGCTCCTCCGCAACGGCCTTGGGAATGTTTCGCATCAACTGTTCGAATTGATCAACAGACAAATTGCGCGCCATCAGACAACCACTCCCTTCTCTCCTAACATCTCCATAAAAAACTTCCGCTCATCAGGAACAGCTGAATGAATGTTGTACACTTCTCCTGTTCGCGTATCCGTAGCAATCCAATCAGCCGTCACCTTACTTGTCCTTGGCGAATAGCGAACTGTGATCATCACCACATTGGTACCAGCAAGACGCGCAGCCAGAATAGTTTCACCGCCAAGACGCGGCCGCACTCTTGCTTGCGTTTCGAATTGAGGGATGAATGTCTTGTCAACATTCCCATATCCATCATCCTCCGCAATATCACGTTTCGCAAAAGAGAGACGCGAGCGCAACTCCTCAGCGCTTGTTGATTTTAGCTTTGGCATTCCTCCTCCCTTCCTCCGGATCATGGTGCTCAGTCGCGGCTCCAGCTTTGAGCGCAGCCTCAGCAGCACGCGATGTCACCAAGTATTCTCCACCGGCCTTGTACGCAGTCAAGCGGTGAGGCGTATGTTTGAAGTCAAAGTCCCTTTTGAATTTCAGCCAAGGCATCTATGCCACCATTGTATAATAATTTGTCAGAAGCGAATGGATCGCTGCGTCTGTTTCGTCTCCATCGTACAAGTGTTGGATCTTGAGATGCATCGCCGCAATGAGCGGAGACGGAAGGACAGCAACAGCAGCCTCACCAACAATGTACTTGGCGCGAACAGAATCAGCGCGATTGTATGCAACTGGCCAAGCAGCGCCACCGGGATAAAGTAGATTTGGCGGCTTGAAAATATAATCTGCCGGTGTAGCCATAACAATTGTTACATCGCTTGTGTTCTCATATTGAAGGCCAGTAACACTAGCAATTGGAGTGATTGATAGGACAAGCGGAGCATTGCCTACAGGGAACGCGTCATATGCCTGTGCCATCGTAGCATTGGCAATTGCTTTCTGTACGCGCCGCTCAACCCATTCCCTCGCCTCTGTGATATGGCGCTGGATCCGCAGATCATCATCATTATGATCGACGCGAAGGTTCAGCTTCGCATCTGCCAAGGAGATTGGTTCTTCTGTTGCTGCTGTTACAACCCGGATATAAGACATCAGTCAACTTCCTCAGAATGACGTTGCAGAATATCCTTAATTGAGAGCGGTGGCCCTTCAGAACCGTCCGTCAAAATCGGAATGATAACATATTGTTTCTTCTTCCAGCCAATGATTGTTTGCCCATCTGCTCCCTTTGGTCCGGTGCTGCCCTTGTCTCCCGGCAATCCCTTATCCCCACGCTTGCCCGGTCCAGCAATCAACTGCCAGTCTGGACCGGGACAAACGCCAGCGCCATCTTTCAACGCTGCAAAGGACCCACTGTTACAAGCCACAATATCGAGATGACTGTACAGCTTATCAGGACTATACGTGCCGCGCACTTTGAATGTTCGTCCGTCAATTCCTCTAGCAGCCAAACAAATCCAATCATCGCCAATGCCCGGTTCCTTCGCAGTATCGCCACAAGCCTGATATGTCGCACCTCGATATGTTACAACAGAACCATCGTAATGAACCTTGTCTGTCCATTCCTTTATGACTGGGAGCCGTCCTTGTTTTCCTTCTGCTCCTCTGTCTCCACGTTGTCCGGGTTCTCCGCTGGGGCCACGCTCTCCGCGTTCTCCGGCTGCTCCGTCTGTTCCGCGCTCTCCTCGCTCGCCTTGCGCACCGGGACTTCCATCGCTCCCGTCACTGCCCCTGGCACCTTGTAACCCGGCTTGACCCTGCGCGCCGTCTTGACCCTTTTCGCCCTGTGGCCCTTGTTGCCCTGTTTCGCCTTTTTCACCACGCTCTCCTTTCTCGCCATCTTTGATTGTAGCCAGTTTGTCTGCAATCATTTGGCGAAGTTCACTTTGAAGAACTACAATCTGCATTTTCAATTCAGCTATGACTGCTCTGCTCTCAGCCGCTTGCTGTTCGACATTCTTCCGCGCATCAGCGACAACTCGCCCCAGCGCTTTCTCCAGAGCCTCAGTGTAGCTCTGCCTGATCGCTGATTCTTGTGAAAATGTCTTCACTGCTAAACCCTGTTGCGCTTTCATCGGGAGGACTTTCTGGTGGAACATCTTCTGGTTGATCAGGAGGAGGCAGATCAGCTGCCGGTTTTGGCGGCTCTAGTTCAGCACCATATGACAGCGGAACATCCTGCTGTTGCATACGCGGCTCATCGCCATCTTCTACCTTGTCAAGTTCAAACTCTGCGCGAGCTTCATTGGGCGCAAAGATACCGGCTCTGGTTCCTGCTGCGTAGGATTCAACACGGTCCTTCAGCATCGAGCGCAGGAGGACAGAAGTATCAAACTCCATGTACTCATCCGGCTCTCCCCAAAGTCCGAATGTTCTATCAAATGCCTTCTCGACATGGTTGAGCGCAAAGTTCAAACCACCAGCCAACCAGAACTGCATGAGCGCTTCAGTTGATGCGAACGGAGAGCCGCCAATGCCGAGGATTTGAAGTGGCACGCGGAACGCCAAGGCAATATCCTGATCATTCATCTTGAGGAGTTCAGCCAGCTGCGAATCACGCGCTGATGATCCCATCGAGACAGGCTTCAGTCCGCTTGTTAGGATTGGAGTGCCTCCAGACGCGAGACCTTGCGCTTGTTTATTCCAAGCCTCACGCAATTGCTCAACCTGTTCCTTCGTCAATGTCATATCAGTGGAGAGCACTGTTGATGGCCGTGACTGGTTGAGGAAGAATTGGATCTGCGATTGTGCAATCGCACTATTGGCTGCAATGGAAAGCGCTGCGGCCTCCAGTGGAGAGTGACCCTTCAGGTGATCGTGTCCAGTATGCAATCGCACGTGGAAGACATCGCGAGCCGGAACAACCAGAGCTTCATTCGGAAGCCTCTGTGAGATAACATTGTTGCCGCCAAGGGAATAGAATATCTCACCGTTGTATGCTACGTGAGCAGCGCACAAGTCCGGCGTCATCAGGTGCATACTATCAATCTCAAACCTTCGCGTGCGAAGGATCAGAGCGTATGCATTCCCTCGCGTGTAGAGCGAGCGAACAAGATTCAAAACAAAATCGGATATTGTTTGATAATCGTTTGGCTTGTTGAGGAACCGGGTGAGCGCGGAAAGCTCGACACGCTCGCGTCCTCCCTTGTCTGTCTTCAACCAGTGATTGCCAGGACACATAGCGATTGTTTGCGAGTAGGCAGACACGCACGCTTCAACCATAGAGGATGTGACATAGCCTCCAACCGGATTAAACCCGCACTGCCACCAATTCAAATTATTGCCGACATCAGACGGCAGCCATCCACCAGTGTATGGTAGATGCCATGGTCCCGGTCTGTACTCTCCCTCTTGAGACTTGACGCCCCAAGAGGGAAAGATTTTGGCGAGCATGCCCACCGTTTATTTATCCTTGCGAGTTTCAGTGATACGCGACACTGGTGGCGGTGGCGGTGGAGGCGATGGCGGTAGATGCTCCGGGTTTGGCGGTATCGCTACCAAGAGCGCAGGATCAGTGACACCAACATTTGCGAGCGCTGCGGCGATTTGTTCCGGTGATGGGAACGGAGGGATTGGTGTCGGCGCATCGCGCGATTCAACTTCACCTTCGCGGCCTTCTGCTTTTGCCATAGTGATATTCCTTTCTGGTTGAAGTGCCGGAGGCAGTCACGTGGGGACGTGGGACTTTGGGCCTTTGCCTCCGGCACTACTCCCACACGCAACAAACTACCAAGTGACAGCAGCAACCCAAGCAACAACTGGACGACGCATAATCCAGTTCACATCCATGATCATCCGCAACGCCATGCTGTCAGTCTGGTACAGCGAGCGAAGCGGCGCAGCAACTACGTTTGGAGAACCAGTCGCGCTGAGCGGTAGCGGTAGCGTGTCCTCCATGTGGAGTGTCGCCTGATCGCTTACATCGAAGCGCGGAGCATCGCCTTCAACGGAAACGAAGTCAGAGGCATCCACAAGCATTACAACGCCCACAGGAACCGTTGGAGAGATGATC